GATCACGTTCCTGGATGCCGAGAGGACTTCGCCGGTCGAATCTCTGTCAGATGAAGCCATCACCGGTTTCGGCAAAGCCGTCTCAGCCGCGCTACGGAATCCCACGAATCGCGGGTTCGCCCGCGCTTATGTACAGGCGCTCGTGAGCCGAATTGAAGTGTCTGAACGCGAAATCAGGATCAGCGGGCCGAAAGCCGCCATTGCCCACAGCGCAGCCCTATTTGCCAAGAAAGGGGAACTGGTGCCTGCTTTGGCACAGGAATGGCGCACCCGAAGAGATTCGAACTCCTGACCCCCAGATTCGTAGTAAGCATTTTGATGTTATAAACAGACCTAATGCACTGAAAATACGAAGAAATATAGTATTCCGTACACGGATATATTATATGGCTTTATAGGCCAGTTAGTTTCTTCGGAGTTTCTTTTATGCCTGTTGCCAACCTGACCAAGACCTTTGTAGAGCGCGCCCCGGCCGGGGCAGTGCACTGGGACGAATCACTTAAGGGATTGGGACTTCGCGTCACAACTCAGGGCACCAAGTCCTGGGTGGTCCAGAAATCCGGTAAGGGAATGAAGACGCTGGGCCGGTATCCGGCCCTGACCGTGACCGAGGCCCGCGAGGCGGCGCGGTTGCTTATGCTGCGGGAAGCCCACCCCGAGCTGATGCCCGCGCGGTCCCGCTGGGACCAGATTACCCTGCGCGAGGCCCTGCAGCGGCACGAAGCGGCCATGCTCAAGAAGGACCGCTCGCCCAAGAGCATTCACGGCATGTGGGACGAGGCCAACCGCTACCTTGCCGACTGGCTGGACCGGCCGATTGCCAGCATCACCAAGCTGGAATGCCACGAGCGCCACGAGAAGATCACGAAGAAAGGCCCCTACGCCGCGAACCGCACCATGCGGATTTTCCGAGCAGCGTGGAACCGTGCCCGCAAGACGCATAACCTGCCGCCAGAGAACCCAGTGATCGGCGTGGAGTGGAACAAGGAACATCGCCGGCAGGAGCCCATCCCCGCCGACAAGCTGGCTGACTGGGGCAAGAAGGTGCGTGCAATGTCCAATCCGACGCGGCGCGACTACCAGCTGATCGTGCTACTTACGGGCCTGCGCCGCACCGATGCGGCATCCCTGCGCTGGGAGCACGTTGACCTTGAGAAGGCCACGCTGCACCGCCCTCGCCCGAAAGGCGGCGTGGACCGTGCCTTTACGATCCCTCTGGCCACTCAGGCGGTCGAGATTCTGCGCCGCCGTAGGGAAACGATCCACGGTCCGTGGGTCTTTCCGTCCCGGGACCGCAAGGGTCGGCTGATCCACATCCGCGAGCCCAAGGAGAGCGACCTGCCCTCCCCGCACCGGCTGCGCGACACATGGGCCACCGCCGCCGCCGAATGCGGCGTGGATGTGCTTGCGACCAAGATTCTGATGAACCACAGCCTCGGCCGCGACGTGACCGAAGGCTACCAGAAGCCCGGACCCGATGCGACGCGGGCACAGGCTCAGAAGGTGGCGGATTGGCTTTATGAAAAGGCAGGCCTTTAAACTGGCATGAAAAGTGCTTAAATCGCGTTTGTCGCATTAAGCTGAGCAGCGTTTGTGTTTGTGTGCTCGTCCTTGTTCAGCGCGACCGGCCGGACCTAGGCGAAATACAACTGCGGCAACCAAGCCGTGCCAATTAGGTCCCTGAGAGGCAAATAGCTGCCTGCCGACGGAAAACCCAGAGTTCAACCGAGCGCTGGCCCGTCGGCTTGCATTGTCGCATTTTCATGCCCGCGTGGTCGCGCCCCAGTATAGGGCGAGTCCCATGAATCTTGATACAGCGGTCCGCGAGACCGTGCGCGAGGAGGTCCAACGCGTCCTCGCCGAACTGCTGCCCACGCCGGGCGGCGAGTTCCTCACCACCAAACAGGTTGCCGAGATGACCGGCCTGTCCCTCGCCTTCTTTGAGGTGGGCCGGTCTATGTCCTCGCCGAACCAGCCACCGCACTATCGCGTTGGTCGTCGCATTCTCTATCGCCGGGCCGACATTGAGGCGTGGCTGGCAAAGCGGGAGGCGGCGCAATGACTAGTCTCGAAACGCTGATCGAAGAACGCGTCCGAGAGGCTGCGGCCCGCGCTGTCGCGGAATATGTCTCGGACTCCGTCGCGCCGATGTACCTCTCGGTGCAACAGGCGGCGACATACCTCGGGCTGAGCAAGTCCCAACTGGATATCTGGCGCAGTCAGGGCTGCGGCGGGCCTCCCTTCTACAAGCACGGGCACCTCGTGAAGTACAAGCGCTCCGAGCTCGACAGCTGGATGGCTGGAAAGCGGAGGGCCGGGTGATGTCAGAAGAAAAGATGACCCCGGCAAAGGAGCAGCCGGGGCCAATTAGCGTTGAGACCCAACCAAAAGCCTCGGAAAGTAAAGTAGCGCCTGCTGCGACATCCGAAAGCCCGGTGGACTTCCTGCGCAACTTCCGCCCGGGCGGGCCTTGGGTGCTTACGTCCATCGTGCCGGACGGGAAGATCAGCACCCGGACGTTCATGGCCGACCAGACCAACCTGCTGTGCGAATGGCTGGCGGGCGTGAATGGCCACGAGAACGTCTACTTCCACGTCAACGCGACAGGCGACCGGCGTCTCAACAAGAAGGCGACCAAGGAAGATATCGTCTCCGCCGAATGGCTGCATGTGGATGTGGACCCTGCCCCCGGGCGAGATCGCGAGCAAATCCTCGCCGCGCTGAATGCTTTTGCCCCGGCGCCGAACATCATCCTGGACTCGGGCGGCGGCTATCAAGCGTTTTGGCGGCTCGCCGAGCCCGTGCCGACAACGGACGATGCCGGGCGGAACGAAATCGAGGGCCGCAATCTCGCCCTCGCCCGGGCGCTCGGCGGCGACAGCTGCCACAACATTGACCGCATCATGCGCCTGCCGGGCACTTGGAACCTGCCAAATAAGAAGAAGCTGAAGGCCGGACGGCAGAAGGCACTGGCCGGGGTGGTCCGCGCCGACTGGGCAACCCGCCATAACATCGCGGACTTCGAGTGCTTGCCGGTCTCGGCGCCGCGCGGCGAACTCATCCTGCCGGAAGAGTTGCCGGAAGTTGATCTGGCGGCCCTGCCGATCTCCGACCGATGCCGCATGCTGATCGTTCAGGGCACCGATCCCGACGAACCGGAGCGATATCCGTCGCGGTCGGAAGTGCTTTGGGCTGTGCTGTGCGAAATGGCCCGATGCCGCGTGCCGGCCGAACTGATGGTCGCCGTCATCATGGACCCGGGCAATAACATTTCGGGCCATATCCTTGATCAGCCAGACGCGCGGCGCGCCGCCGAGAAGCAGGTTGCGCGGGCTATTGAAACGGTCACGAGCGAATTTGCCACCGACAAGGCGGGGCGCCCCTTCCCGAATTACGACAACGCGCGTATTGCCATCGGCCAGCTGGGGCTGATCACGCAGTATGATGCCTTCTCGGCGAGACTGATCGTTAGCGGGCAAGTTGTCCAGCAATGGGCTGGCGACCTTTCAGATAACGTCTGCGTCGTGATCCGTGATCTGATCATCCAGCAGTTCAGTTTTGATCCTAAGCCGACAAACGTTCGAGACGCGGTGCATTCGCTTTGCCTCGGCAACTCATATGACCCGGTCTGCGACGAGCTGGCAGCTCTCAAGTGGGACGGGACGCCACGGCTCGACACATGGATGGTTCGCCTTCTCGGCGCTGAAGACAACGACTACAACCGCGCGGTCGGGCGGCTGCTGGTCCGGGGTATGGTGGAGCGTGCCCGCCGCCCGGGCTGCAAGTTCGATTACATCGTCGTGCTCGAAGGGCCGCAAGGTTCGGGTAAGTCCTCGGCGCTGGCCGTGCTCTGTGGCGATCCCAGCCGCTTCTCTGACGAGAAGCTGCTTTCGCAGAACGATACCCGGCGGGCTGAGTTGCTGCAGGGCGTTTGGCTCTTTGAGCTGGCGGAGCTGGCCGGCATGAAGAAGGCCGATGTCGAGGACATCAAGGCGTTCGCCTCTCGAACGGCAGACCGCTTCCGGCCCGCCTACGCGCGGGACGTGGTTCAGCGCCCGCGTCGGTGCGTCCTTGTCGGCACTACCAATGGTCGCTTCGTCAATCGCGACGAAACCGGCGCCCGGCGTTTCCTGCCAGTTGAGACCGGCGTGATCGACCTCGAAGGGCTGCGATCTGAACGGGACCAGCTGCTTGCCGAAGCATGGGTGGGCGCGGACCCAATTGTCTTGCCCTCGGAGCTCTGGTCGGTTGCAGCAGAGGCGGTTGATACCCGGCGGGCATTTCACCCGTGGGAAGACAAACTCGCCGAGCTGGTGCCGCAGCAGCGCTGGGGTGGCTTTGATCGCTGTGCTTCGAGTTGGCTGCTCGAAGATGTGCTCGGCGTGCCGGCGGACCGCCAGACGCGGCAGCACTCGACCGACCTCGCGATGGTAATGCAGCGCCTTGGCTGGGATGGGCCCAAGCCAATTAAGGTGCGGCAGGGAGGGATTGCCGTTCGCGGTTATATTCGCCCGAGCAGCGCCCCGGAATTGTTCTAGGCCGGTTATGCTTGGCCCTCGGCGCAGCCGACCCGGTTACGCTGGGTCGGTTATGCTGGTTATGCTCCGGTTATGCTTGGCGGCCCAGCTAGAAAGCCGACACTGCCTCGGCGGTTATGCTGGTTACGCTCGTTACTCATACTTTGAAGACTTACGGGGAACGGAGGGAAATACCTCTCAGTGGAGGTAGGCTTGCCGGGGCGTACCCCCCACTGCGGGCGCAAAGGCCACGATACAACCCAAAGTGGAATTAGGGCATAACCATATAACGAGCGTAACCGGGCTCTCTCTTGTCCAATCATTTCGTCCGTCTACAGACGAGTTATAACCGCCGGAGTTAGGCGTCTTAGGCCAACCAAAACATCCCGGCTAATAACTAAGCCTGGGGTCTGCGGGCCGGGATGCCGAGTGGCTACGAGGTTTTGCGCGTCCAATGGCGACCGAAAGAAACTCCACCGAAACTGCTGCGGGCGATTTGGTCGTTCGCAACGAGGGCGGCAATACGCGTCGCATCGGCCGGGCGGGCACCATATTGATCGAGAGGATGGCCCGGGAGGGCGCCACCGACACGACCATCGCCCGGGCCCTTAAGATCAGCCGCGAAACCTTCCGGTCGATCCGCCAGCGCCAGCCCGAAGTAGACGAGGCCCTCGCCCGGGGCCGGGCTGTGCTTGAGGACGAGCTGACCGACATCCTGCTCGCCAAGGCCCGCAACGGCGAGACCGTCGCCGCCATCTACCTGACCAAGGCCCGGTGTGGCTGGCGCGAAGGCGACACACCGCCCTCCCAGCAGGTCACCAACAACACCCAGGTCAACATCCTCATCCCTGCGCCCATGTCCGAGGAAGACTTTGCGAGGCTGCTGTCGCATGGCTGACATCGCCCCGACACCCTTCCAGACGCGCGTGCTGCAGTATCGCGGTAGAGCGAACATTCTGAACGCCGGAGGCCGTGGCTCGGGCAAGAGCTTTTCGCTTGTCCTCGATCTGCTGGACCACTGCAGGCGGCTCTCATCCAGCGCCCGGCCCCTCGTCCTGCGCGAAAGCTGGGCGGGCCTTCAGGAGCTGCAGGAAAAGGTCATGGCACTGGCCGTCATCGCCTATGGCCCCGGCGTTCGCCGCAACAAGGCCGAGGGCACCATAAGCCTACCGGGCGGCGCGATCATCACCTTCACCAACATTGGCGACGGCGACAGCTACGCCAAGCTGCAGGGCCGCTCCTTCACCGGGCTGTATGCCGACGAGGTCGGCAACTACCCGCCGCAGGCCTTCCGCTTCCTCTCCCTCGTGCGCTCCAACCTGCGCGCACCGCCGGGCCAGCGTGCCGAGATTCACTGGACCGCCAACCCTCATGGCCGCTCGCACACGCCGCTGTTCAAGCGCTACATTTCCCGCGCCCCGGCGTGGCAGCCCTTCCGCGACGATGCCGGTGACCTCTGGGTCTGGTGCCACTCCACACTGGAAGACAATCCGCACATTGACCGCGACGCCTACCGCCGCCAGCTTGTCGCCAGCACGGGCAGCGACCGCAATCTGGCCGAAGCATGGATCGCCGGCAGCTGGTCCGTGCTGGGCGGCGTCATGTTCGACAACTTTGATCCGCAGACGCACATTGTCGCCGCGCCGCGCAATGCCGAGTTCCGCTATACGATGGGCGGTGACTGGGGCACTGCCGCCCCGGCCGTCTGCCTCCTCTTGGGCGAACTGAAGGACGACGAGCCGGGCTTCCGTCGCGGGTCCATCATCGTGCTGGACGAGACCGACACCGCCGACCCGGCCGACCTCACCCTGGGCACGGGCGCCCCGCCGCAGGCCTTCGCCGAGATGATCCACGACATGCTGCGCCGCAATCGTGCGCGCCGGGCGTCCGGCTTCATGGATGATGCGCGCGGCCTGCAATCGGAAACCGTCATCGGCCTGCTGCGCGAGTCGCGGCTCTACTTCAACAAGCCGATCAAGAAGGACCGCACCGGGCAGTGGGCGCTGATTCGCCAGCTGCTTCAGAACGCGGTCACCGGCGACGGCCCCGGCCTCTACTTCACGGAGCGCTGTCCCAACCTCATCGACACCCTGCCCGAGGCGCCGCGCGGCCAGACCCGGGCCGAGGACATAGACCCCCGCTGGGCCAGAGATCACTGGCTCGACGCGCTTGCCTACGGAGTCACCGGTCTCCGGGGCGGCAAGATGACCACCGGCCGAACCGTAGGACACTACTGATGACCAAGCCCAAGCGCCGCCGCTTTCCTGCGGCCCCTATCGACATTGACCCCGGCATCGTCCGGGGGAAGCACTCCGCCTATGAGCCGGCTCGCCGGGCGTTCGCCGCCCTGCACTCGGGCTGGAATACCCTCGCTGAAGCCTCAGAGAGGATCACAGACGGCGACAAGCTGGCCCGCGAGGCCAAGGCCCACCGCGAACGGATTCTCCGCTCTGCGCGCGCCGACAACGACCGCCTTTGGGCCGGGTATCGCCACCTGCGCGAGAAGATTCACGCGGCAGTCGCGCCCGGGCCGCGCGATCCCATCGCCGCCGAAATCCGCACGTGGCTGCGCTCCACCCCTGACCCGGCAGCCGAAGTCCGCAAGGCGATTGAAGCGGGCGACCGGCAGATTGTGTCGGCCATGCTGTCCGGCCCGGTGCAGCTGTCGGGCATTACCCGCGAGCAGCATGACCGCCTGCACGAGCACGCCATGCGCACGTTCGAGTTTGAAGACTGGGAAGCGATGGAGGCGCTGAGCCACCTTGCCCAAAAGCACGGCAACTACATCGACCGGTTCGAGCGCGAGTCTGGCCAGCACATCACGGCATGGGAAACCGGCGACGACGCTGCAATCAAGGAGCTGTTCGGTGACAAGACCTGATGCGTATGACGGCTGGGACACGACCGCCGCCGAGAAGCTCATCGCGGACGCGCTCGACGATGACCACTTCATCAGCTGCCTGATGGACACCGCCCTCTCGCCGGGCACATGCCAGATGGTGCTCCGTGCGCTGAACATGAGTAAGCGCCCTACCCCGCCCGAGTTACGGGCGGCGGCGCGCTTCTTCCGGGCGGACTGGCGCGCTGTATGTGTGCTGTGTGGCTGGGCGCAGACGGCAGAAGGCGAATGGCTCGACGTGGAGGCCGAAGGCTTCTCCTGGGACCGGGTGCGGCCTGAGAGCCTGACCACGCATGTCCGCTCGCCAACTGGGCAAGAATGGCACAATCAGGAGCTGGCCGCGTTCGCCATCATGCGGAGCTTGCGCGATTGATGCAGACAAAAGCTGATCTACCGGCCCGACCTCGCCCCGACCGGGCAGAAACCAAGCGCGACTTTTATGGCCGCGCTTGGCTGTCTTGCATGCGATGCGGACAACTCTTCTGGTCTCTCTGGTCGGGCCATCGCCATTGCGACCGATGCCAGCTCAAGATCAAAGAGATGTCCGGCGGGATTTTCTAGCGGTTTAGCGCGGTAAACAACTTGACCCACTTATCTTTATAACCTTCGGAGACTTTCGATATGCCGTCTGCCAACGCCTTCTTTTTTACCCGCTTGGCAAGTTCGACTTTCCATCCATCCGGCAACTCCGTGCTCTGCGAATTGGCCCAAGCCTCAATCTGAGGAACTATTGGATGGCCTTCCTTTAAGGCGTATTGGAACTCCTCTGCCGGTGCTCGAATCCAGCGGTCAATCACGTCTGCGATCAGGGCTGGCGGCATCAGATCCTCAATCTCCGACTTTTCAAAACCGACAAAGTCGTCCGTGTTGAGAACTAATTCTTTCTTTTCTGAGTAGAGCGACGACTGTAGCTCAGTGCGCATCCTCAGCCCCATAGTATCACCATCGAGCAGCATGAATGGAAGGGAATCGTCTCGCCCAGTTAAGATGCTGGCGACGGTCCTTGCTGTCCTAGTTCCTCCACCCGGAGGAAACACTAGCTCACGCCCAGGTGTGATAAGACCGCCGCTGATCAGAAGGGTTTTGATCGTGGTCATATAAATTTGGTCTGCTCGGCCTTCAACGATAACAGGCTCACACCCAACTAAAAGGCTCTCAGATATACTGAGGTTCAGTGCGGAATGGACAGCATAAGCAGCCCCAGAATTTCTGTCGTTCCCCTCCTCATACCGAAGATTGTCAGTCGCTTTTGTCGTCCCGTCCGCTCCAATGTAGACCTTCCTTGCTCGCTCAAGCCGATCCGCGTCGATGAGAAACGGGGAATGTGTAGTGTAGACAATTTGATTGGTCTTCGAGAGATTAGCGAAGAAGGCGGACAGGTCGCGCTGAGCAAGAGGATGTAGTGAATGCCCCGGCTCATCTAATAGCAGGATCGCGTTGGCATGCTCGCCCCTACTTTCCACAAGAAAGACAAGAAAGAAGCTGAGAAACCACTGCAACCCAGTACTGCGACTTTCAAGCTTCACTTCTTCGGGGCGTCGATCATCCGACACCCAAATTTGGAAATGGTTGCCGTCTGCCGCGAATCTAAAGCGATAGTCTCCCTGCTTCCACCAATTTCGGAACTCCTTGGTTAGCTTAGTGCCCGCTGATTGAAGGAGCAGAGAGCGTTCTTCTTTCTTGTCTGCGGTCGCCTGAATTTGGGCTTCACTGGGAGTCCCTGCTGCTTCTTGGCCCAGCTCCAGAATTTCCTTCGGCTGAAGCCCAACAAAATTAAACAGCACACGGAGTGTTCTAGCTCGGGCTGCCTCTCGCTGCCCCAAGTCCGCGCGTGCCAAGTTTTCAACGACGTGAGGCAGATAAATCTCTGAGTCTAGATTCCCATAGCTCGAGTAGTAGACGAATTTCGGAAGGCTTTTGATGATTAGATCATGCACACCCTCATGGTCTTCGGGGGCTTTGGTATCGAATCTAGCTCTCTTTGCAGTGAACGCTTGAATCACTCTTTGAAGTCGTGGAACGATAACCGATGTCTTTGCTGGGGGGTCTGGCATTACGGCTTGCAAACGCCTGATTGATGCGTCCAAATCCTCGGCGGAAAGGTGATCCGACGCCTCAAGGAAGTTCTGTTCAGTTTCCAATGCCGAAACAATGGCAATCTTTGCCTCTGCTTCCTGCTTCAATTCTGTCTCAACGCGAATTTCCTTCAATGCCGCGCCGAGTTCACCCATCAATTCAGAAGCTGGAATGCTTTCAGGCCTAGAGAAACTTGGAAAGCTCACCAAGAATTCGCCATCATAGTACCGCTGCACCTGCACTGGGTTTAGTAGCGAAGGAGATAACTTTGTCAGTGGCACAAGTTTAGAAAGGATGCTGCGTGTGTCGAACTCGGCTGTTATGAACGGATAACTTTCCTTGTCCGCTCGAATGTCAGTGAACATTTTGACCGGATAGTCTGCCGTCGGTTCAAGTTCGCCTTCGCGCGCTGGATTCAATTTCCAGAGTGGTAGCAATAGGTTTGTCTTGCCCGATTCATTTACACCGATGAGAGCAGTAACATCGTCTGCTTCAATCCAGTCGCTAGACTCAACTGAACGGAAGTTTTCCACCCAGAACCGAAGGAGTTTCATTTTCACCACCGCGCAAAATCCGTTTAGATTGACGCGAGTTTCACCCGATTCGGTGCTAGCAGGCAAAAGGCTTGGCTGAGGCATGCCGATGGCCGGTTGTTTAAGTTTCTATGTAGTTTCTTTTCTGCTAGGGCCGCAAGCGTCGCCCAGGCTCTAGAGCCGCGCAACGCCTTGTATTTGCTCGGCTAAAAATGGCGCACCGGTGAGGGTGAAGATGGGCACTCATTCTGGCTGACTATTGA